GGCTCAATGGCTTGCAGAACAGGCACAGATTTATAACATGACCTGCATCGGAATAGACAGTTTCCGCTTCACGCTGCTTAATAAGGCGCTGAAAGAGGCGGGATTTGATACCGACAGAGACGGCGCCAACAATATCAGGCTCACTAAGCGTGTAACGATAATGCGTTATGCGCCGGTAATTATATCTGCTTTTGCCAGGAAAGCGGTCGCGTGGGGGAAAAACCCGCTTATGAACTGGTTTATTAACAACGCGTACCGAGTCCAGGACAGAGACGGGAATATCATATTCCAAAAGAAAGAAGCCAAGTCGAGAAAGACAGACGGCTTTTTTGCTTTTGTGCATGCTGTTTGCGCGAGTGAGAATCTTGAGGACTGCGGAGAAGCAGATGAATTTGAATCTTTCTTCGCGAATTTTAAAGTTTATTAACAGGAGGTAATCGCGTGAGATTTGTTGATTTTTTGCGTGACTTTTTAGGTAATGAAAGCACGGTTGTAAACGCATATACAGAACAAAGCTCCAGCACATACGAATTACAGGTTGAAATGTTCGCCGTTCGCATGGCAATTAATATGATTGCCGGCGCCGTTGCAAAGTGTGAAATAAAGACCTTTGAAAAATACAAAGAGAAAAAAGGAAAAGAGTATTACCTTTGGAATGTCGAGCCGAATATCAACCAAAACAGCACCGAATTCATACAGGAGCTTGTTTCACAGCTGATACTAAAAAACGAATGCCTTGTGGTAGAAGCAAACGGGCAGTTAATTGTTGCGGAGAGTTTTGAGAAAGCAGAATATGCGCTTTTACCAACCACATTTACAAGGGTTACACGCAAAGAATTTACCTTTGAAAAAACCTTTTATATGCAGGATGTCCTTTATTTCAAGCTGAACAACACCGATATTGCAGCGCTTCTCGGTCAACTGCTTGCCGGTTACTCAACGCTGCTTAGCATGTCAATCAAAAAATATAAGCGTTCGGGCGGGCGTAAGGGTATTGCAAAGATAAGCAAGGGCCGCAGCGGTGACGCGAACTTCCAAAAGAACATCGAAAAGATGTTTACAACAGACTTTAAAAACTACTTTGAAAAAGAAAACGCCGTTGTGCCTCTCATGGAAGGAATTGACTACACCGAAATAGCCGCACCGGGAAGCACAAAAGCGGCAAACGAAATATCAGATATAACGAATATCACAAAAGAAGCCTTTGCCCGCGTGGCACAGGCTTTCCGTATACCTCCCGCATTATTGCAGGGCGAAACAGCGGATATGGATTCGCTCATTAATGATTTTCTTACTTTTGGAATTGACCCGATTGCTGACTTAATCAGCACGGAAATCAACCGAAAACGAAATGGGGAAGAAAGTTACCTTAAAGGCACATTCCTGAAAATTGACACCACATGTATTAAGCATGTTGACATATTCGATATTGCCGAGCAAGCGGACAAGCTTATTGCATCGGGTGTCGCAAGCATCGACGAACTGCGGGAAAAAATCGGATTGATGCCGCTGCTTACATGGTGGAGTCAAAAGCACTGGATGACAAAGAACTACGAAACCCTGAAGGCGACGGAGGCAGAGCAGGGAAAGGAAGGAGGTAACACAGATGGGAAAGCTTTGGGAACTCAAACAGGCCGCGGCAGCAAAGGCACTTGACCTTTACATTTACAGCGATGTTGAAAGTGATGGTTATGACTGGTGGAGCGGGGAAACAATTCAGAGTGAAACATCGGCAACCTATTTCAGGGATGCGCTCGCGGATGCCGGGGATGTGGAGCAAATCAACATTTACATCAATTCGCTCGGCGGCTCAGTAATGGAAGGCACATCTATCTACAATCAGCTTAAACGCCATCCGGCGCAAAAAACTGTTTATATAGACGGGTTTGCCTGCAGCGTCGCAAGCGTTATCGCAATGGCCGGAGATAAAATCATCATGCCAAAAAACACCGCAATGATGATACATAACATGTGGACTATTTGCATCGGTAACGCCAAAGACATGAGAAAAGCGGCTGATGACCTTGATGTGCTGATGGAAGCCAACAGACAGGCGTATTTGCAGAAAGCGGGAGATAAGCTGACAGAGGAAAAACTTATCGAAATGCTTGAAGCGGAAACATGGCTGACGGCTGAGCAGTGTATCGAGTTCGGGCTGGCAGACGAATTCGCGGGAACAGAGGCAAACATCGAAGACGCGAAGGCGACACTCAACGCGGCAAAAGCAAACCTGACGCGGCAATCCCTTAAAACCTTATTTGCCGCAAAAGCTCAAACAATGCCGGACGGCAGCACAAACCCGGAGCAGAATGCGCCGGAAACAGACCCGGAAGATAATCCGGAAGAAGATCAGCAGGCACAGGAAGGCCAGAAACCGGACAAGCCGGATATCACCGAAAAACTTCAAAAACTCGTCAACGCATTTGCATCATCCATTTAACAACAAACAAAATTTAGGAGGAAAAATCAATGAGGAACAAAGACATTTTAGCGCAGGAAACAAAACAGCTCGCTTCTGATATCACCGCAGCCGTTCAGGCGAACGATGAGGAAGCAATGGCAAAAGCATTCACTAACTTTTCAGAGAAAATCGCCGCCGCCAATTCGGAAGAAATAGCAACCGCCGTTCAGCAGATGGATAATGTTATTTTAACCGCCAGGGGCAAAAGGGTTGCCACCAGCGCAGAGCGCGAATTCGGGCAGAAACTCCTGAACGCGGCCGCGTCTGCGGACCCGCGCCAGGCAGTTGCCGACCTCAGCAAAGCATTCCCGGAAACCATCATTGACACCGTGCTTGAGGACATCGCAGAATCTCACCCGCTGCTTGACCTTATCGACATGCAGAACACGCGCGGCCAGGTCAAGATGATCATCAACGCGGACGGTGTAGACCTTGCCACTTGGGCGGCAATCAACACCACCATTGCAACGGAACTTGCCGGAACGATTGACACCATCGATGTCACGCTTTGCAAGCTTTCCGCTTTCTTGCCTGTCCCGAAGGACAGCATCGACCTCGGCGCCGGCTGGGTGCTCAACCTCGTTATGGTCCTGCTTAGCGAAGCAATCGCGCGCGGGCTCGAAAACGGCGTTATCAACGGCACCGGAAAGAATCAGCCTATCGGCATGATTAAAGACCTCGCCGGAGCTGTAACGGAAGGTGTTTACACAACTAAAACACCGGTCGCGCTGACCGCATTAACTCCGACAGCTTACAACGCTGTTGTCGGCACACTTGCCACCAACCCGAACGGCGGTTCGAGGGTTGTGAGCGAAGTTATCCTTATCTGCAACCCTGCCGACTATATCACAAAAATACTGCCGGCAACCACTGTAAGAGCCGCGGATGGCACTTACAACACCGGTATATTCCCCTTCCCGACAAAGGCTATCCCTTGCGACCGTATGGGCGCCGGGTATGCCGTTATGGGCCTGCCCAAAAAATATTTCATGGGCGTAGGTTTGCCGAAATCGGGCAAAATCGAGTTTTCGGATGAATACCAGTTTCTTGAAGACAACCGCGTTTATCTGACAAAGCTCACCGCGAATGGCCGGCCTAAAGATAACAACGCGTTTGTTTATCTCGATATTTCCGGAATCGTACCGGCAAACAACGAAGTCGTTATCAAGAGCGGCAATGTTATTGTTGACAGCGGAGCGGTTAACTCCACCGTTGTGAATTATGAACAGCAGCCGAAAGCTTTGAATGTAACTTCCGTTGCCGGGCAGACGCTGACGAAGACGGCTATTACTGTCGCGCAGTCAATCAACGCAGGAAACACCTACAAATACAAGACCGCCGCTTCGCTTGAATTGCCGCTGTTTAACACGGTATTGACAACCGGATGGACTGCATGGAACGGCAGCGCCGAAATCGTTGCGACCACGGGACAAAAGATTGCCATTGTTGAGGTTGACAGCGCTAACAAGTGCAAGGCAGTCGGCGAGGCGACAGTCACAAGCAAAGATTCCTAATCTAAACGCAGCATAATAAAACGAGGTGAGCTAAATGGCGGTATCGGAACAACAATTAACAACACTCTTGGCCGCTGTACGGGCGGAACTGGTTATAACTTGGGAGGATGCCGCCACTGATACCCGCCTAAAAGGTTATATTAAGTCCGGGATTCGGCGCTTGCAGGAAATTGCAGGCGCCGGCCTTGACTTTACAGAAGGCACGGCAGCCTATGAGTTATTGCTGGCGCGGTGCAGATACGCCAATTCTCAGGCGCTGGAAGTGTTTGAAACCAACTATCGTGGCGACCTGCTCGAACTGAACTTAAAAATTCAGGCGCCAATCGCGGCAGAGGCATACGATGCGGAGATTGCCGCGGAAACGGCGGGTGAAGTATATGTCCCTAATTAAAACACCGACAAAGTTTGAGACCTTCACAAACGGCATTTGCACGGTTTACACGGTTGAAGCTGGAAAGCTCGCAGCGGTGAAAGCTACCTTTCATTTCGGAAACAGAACGGTCGGGATGCGCCGGTACTATGCCGCAAAAGCGGCAACGGTGGAAATCAACAAGCTGATACAAATACCGCGCTATGAGGATATATCGTCAATGGATGCCGTTGTTATTGATGAAGAGCGGTACAAAATCGAGCAAATACAGCATATCAGCGACACCAACCCGCCGATAACCGTGCTGACATTGCGGCAAATCGGCTCTGTAAAGTAGGCGGCCGTATGGATATTGAAATTGACGGAATTGCTGACGCAATCAGTGAGGCACTCAAACAATACGGTGACGATGTGACCGATTATGTCAAAGATACGGTTGACGAAACCGCTATAAAAGCAAACGAAGCCATCAAAGCACATGTAACCTTTAAAGGCAAAGAGTATGTAAAGCATTTTCGGATTAAAACAACAAAAGACGAGCCATACAACAAAGAGAATACATGGTATGTTTCCGGAAATTATGCCAGGCTTACGCACTTGCTTGAAAAGGGGCATCAAAAGCGAAATGGCGGGCGTGTTAAAGCATATCCGCACATTAAATACGGTCAAGAAATCGCTGAGGCAATGGCGAAAAAACTTGAAACGGAGGCGGGAGCAGATTGAACATCAAAACATGGCTTGAAACAACAGGCGAATCCGTCGCCGAGGATGTGTTCCAGGACGCCGTTGAGCTTCCGCACATTGTTTTCAACGATGAAATTGAGCGATTCGGCGCAGACAGTAAACTGCTTTGCTCTACCCACAATATAACCGTTGAGCGGTATTCGGACGGAACCGGCGACGAGGCTATTGAAGCCTTGCTCGAAGAAGAAGTATTTGAATACAGCAAAACGCGTATATGGCTGGATGACGAGCAATGCTTTATGACAACTTACGAATTCAATTACACAGAATAAATTAGGAGGTACATTATGGAAAAAACAAGATATGCGCTCGGGAGCGGGTATTTGTATATTGTGGCGTTCACATTCCCTACAATCCCCTCAGACGCGACAATCGAAACAGACGCAAATCTGCTCGGGCGGATTAGCGGAGGGGCGTCGCTGGAATACAAACCGAGCTATACGGCGGTTGAGGATGATTTAGGATTCATCAAAGACAGGGTGCTGACCGGGGAAGATGTTAAACTCAAATCCGGCGTTATGACCTGGAATGGAGACACGCTGGCGGCGCTTACATCGACCGCACGGGTAACAACGACAAGCGCAAAAAGGACTGTCAAGCTGGGCGGGTTAAGTAATGTTGACGGCGTTGTCTATCTTATCCGCTTTGTGAGCGATAAGGACAGCAGCAGAGTGACGATTGCCGGCATCAACGAAGCCGGATTAACATTCTCGTACACCAAAGACAAGCCGACCGTCATTAACGCCGAATTTACCGGGCAGCCGATGGACGCGGACGGCACGCTTGTACAGTATGATGAATTGCTGACAAGCATTATCCCGCTGACAGTTGTGTCAATAGCCGGCAGCACAACGGGCAAAACGGCAATCTCTGTATTGCCTGACCTGTCACCGGGCAACAGCTATGTTTATAAGACCGGTTCGGGCGCTCAAACCCTGCCGGCGCTGGGCGATGTATGCACAGCGGGTTACACCGCATGGACATACACCACGGAAATCACAGCGACAACCGGGAATTATATCGCTATTGTCGAAATTGACAGCGAAAACAAGGCGGTTAAAGCCGGTCAAGTTGTGGTTGCAAGCAAGGCATAAGGGCCAAATCAAGCAAACAAATATGGCGGGAAGGAAACTTCCCGCCTTAAAACTTTATGAAAGCAGGGAAAAGCGTGAATCTTAATAATGTTGAAAAAAAGTTTATGGAGATAACTTTTAGGGACACTGAAACAGAAAAAGGAAAGACTATATCTGTATTAACGCCGACTAAACAAATGTTTGATAAGCTTACAAATCAATCCGGCGATGATGTGGCAAATATAAACAATCTTGAAAAATCCTATACACAAGCCGCAGAGCTTATGTCGCGCAATAAAGAAAACGAAACAATAACGGCGGAATGGCTGGAAGAACAGCTTGATGTTGAAGAAATAACTATGTTTTTCGACGAATTTATTAACTTTATCACTCAAATTAAACAAAGCCCAAACTAAAAATCCCTTATTGTCCTACAAATGAAGATGACGATGAGGGACACTACAAATGCTTAAGATCATGTGAAAGCGCGGTTTATAAATACACCGGGCTTAATTTTTTTGAAATTGAAAGTTTACCATTTGATGAATATTTGTTTCTTCTTAGGGACGCGATAATATTTGAACATTTACAGACAAAAGAGGGGCGCGAGTATTTAGAGGACTGCTGGATGCTTGAGCAGACGGAGCCAGACACGGACGCACTGCGCGCGAAATTTGGTAAGAAGGAGGCTTAATAATGAAAGAACTTAAAGGAATTACCATTAAAATAGGCGGAGAAACGACACCGTTACAAAACGCCTTAAAAGATGTAAACGGAGCGAGTGGGAAATTACAGGGAGAATTAAGCCAAGTTCAAAAGTTGCTTAACTTTAATCCTTCGAGCGCAGTGTTAGCCAAACAGAAACAAGACCTTTTGACTGAAAGTATAGCAATAACAAAAGATAAGCTTGATAAATTAAAAGCGGCCGAGGCGCAAGTCGAAGATCAGTTTAAAAAAGGAGATATTGGGCCGGAAGCATATAGAGATTTTCAGCGCGAAATTGAAAAGACAAAATCAAAACTTAATACATTAGAAGGCTCTCTTGACACAGAAAAGAAGTCTATTTCGAATATAAGCGACAAGTTGAAAGCACTTGGCTCGATGGGCGCAACAATGGGCAAGGGACTTGCAACCGGAGCGCATATCGCAACCGGCGCAATAGCTGGCATGGCAGCAGGTGTTGCAGGAGCTGTGTTAGGCATAGGAAAGTTAATGGGTAAAAGCGCCGAAAGTGCTGATGTTATTGCCGAAAGCGCTGAAAAATACGGAAAAACAACAGACGAAATTCAAAAAATGCAATATGTCGGAAAGGGGCTTGAT